AGCCTTCGCTATCGGATGTTGACGGGGCAACAGCGCGATGATGTAATCGAGGAAATACGCGGCATGTTTGCTGCGGAGATCTCCATGGAACTGGAGGTTAATCCTGACTTATCGCGCAATACGTTTCGAATGGTTTGGCAGCAACTATGCAATGCCTATCTTGACGCGCCAATGGTTACACTGAAGGACGGTCTAAGTCCGGATATGTCGTCGGTCATTACGCACCGGCTTTGGCCTCAACGACAGACGGCTGACTTCTGGGCGCAGGCAATCAGAGAGTCTTTGTTCCGCCTCGACTGGGTTCCGGGTGGTAAGACGGTTCGATATCGTCCGGTGTCTCCCGACTTGGTGGTCTGTCGGGCAATGCCAGACCAGCCAGATGTTCCTGGGTATGTTTCAGAAGTCCGTTTGCGGCACACTGCTGCCGGTGAAGAGGTCTGGACGAAAGAGGTTTGGGATATCATGTCTCCCACGCCCATATTCAAGATCTTGACCATGGTTGGGGATGTCTGGAAAGACGTGACCCCACAGTTCGCCCCCGATCTTGCGGGAGAATACCCGTACATGGATCGCGAGGGCAATCCAATCTTACCTTACGAGCTGATCCACGCCGAGATAGCTCCTCAACTGTGGTCATACCATACGGGCGCAGAACTCGTTGCCGGGTCGCTTCGCCTCGCTGCTCTGTGGACCCACTGGGGTGACGGGTTCACTTCTGCATCGCATCCACAACGCTATGCGGTTGACGTGTCAACACAGGCAGGCATCACTCGGCACTATTCTGGTCACAATGTCGAAGTGATTCCCACAGATCACAAGTCAATCTTGCGATTTAAGTCCGATGGGCCCACCGGTGCTGTCCTTGGGCAGTATTCGGCGGCTATGGACCCCCGGACCGCTGCGGAATCGCTCAAGGAGTATGAGCGTGGGCTTTCCGTATATGCGGGCCTGAATCCATCGGACCTGCAGTTGACCCAGGGGCAGTCAGGTTACGCCATCGTAGTGTCCAACCAAGGAAAACGGGCCCAGCAGAAGCGTACAGAACCAGCGAGACGCATGGCTGATCAGCGCATCCTGGCTAAAGCTGCGAAGATGGCCAACGCTTACGCGATACCGTCTCCAAACTTGCCGGAAGAGCCTGGGGATTACCGTATTGAATACTCAAATGTGGGTACTTCTGCTGAAGAACGCAAGACGCAAACTGAAGTCATCAAGGCAGAGCTAGAGATGGGACTGATCTCCCGCGTGGATGCCTACCGGCGCCTAAATGCTGGCGTAGATACTGATGAAGAGGCTGTTCGTAGACTTATTGATATCGATCGCATGACTAAGATTTTGAACCGGAGCAAAGAAGCTCCACAAACCGCAACACCAGCGACACAGGGTGATGAAAATGAGCGAAGAAACGAAAGAGGAGACTCAGAACTCGTCGGGGACGGTACCGAGTTACCGGCTGAGAGAGGAATCGGAGAAGAGGAGGAAAGCGGAGGATCAATTATCGAAGATTCTTGAGGAAGTGAAGGGTCTGAAGACCGCTTTGGCCGAGGCCCACACCAAGCTGGACACCACTTCATCGGTTCATGAACAAGATATTGCATTGATCTCTGCTGGAATCATCGATCCAGAGGTTCGGGAGTTTGTAAGAGAGCGTTTTGGCAAGGCCAAGGACGCAAAGGACTTTGCATCGTGGATGGAAGGCCAGCAAAAGAGCCCGTCACCGCTACTTGCGCCATTCTTGAAGGCCAAAGAAGAGAAAACTGAGACCAAATCTGAAATCAAAGTAGAGCCAAAGGTCGAAGAAAAACCCGCTCCCGCAGTGGAGCTGAAGGGCAACCCAAACGCGGGTACAGATCAGCCGGTTCGCAACAACGGAACAACGTGGTCTTCCGATGACATCAAGGCAGCGATGAATCGCAACCAGGGTGTTGGTCTTGGGTCGTCTAAAGACGCAATCTTGAAAGCACTTGCCGCAGAAGGCTTAATCAAAGGCCCTTCTGTTTGACAGGGTGTAGCGTCAAGAGATAGCCTTGTACTGTATCGGTAACGCCCCCCGACAGTGGGTGTCGAAAATCATTTCTTCACTACAATTATTGGGAGCCTATTACCATGGCCAATGAAGTTACCTTTGCTGCCCTGTCCGCCGCTGGTGGACGTATCTCCGCAGTCCTTTCTGCCCTTGTGCGTCAACAGTTGTATGACAGCACTGATCTCCGCAGCGTAATGACGCTGATTCCTTGGAACGCTGTTGGTTCCGACAAGATGGAGATAACTCTTGATGCCGTTCCTGGCGCTTTTGCAGCAGCAACATCGGAAACAGTTGGTGGTTTGTCCAACAGTGCGTACACCACTAGCAAGTTCTCCTTGCAGGTTGCACGCTATGCACGTCAATACCAAGTAACCGACCTGTTCGGAATCTCTGGTGGTCCTATCGATATCGACCGGGTTGTGAACAAGCTTGTTGAGGGTGCCGGTCTGACCATGACCGATCTTCTCTGCAACCTGTTCCCCAGCCTATCGAACTCGGTTGGAACTACTGGCGTAGACCTTGATGTGGACACCATCTACGATGCGTTGTTCCAACTCAACACATCGAACGCTTCTGGTCCATACACTGCAGTGCTTCAAGCAGAGCAGATGAATAACTTTCGTTCTGCCCTTCGTGGTGAGACCGGCGCTATTCAGTTCCGCGAAGCAACCGCAGAGACCCTTCAAGCGCGTGGTCCTGGCTACCAAGGTGATTTCTTGGGTATCCGGTTCTACCAAAGCGACAGCGTAACGAAGATCAACGCGAACGCCGACTACTCTGGCGCAATGTTCGTCGATGGTTGTTGGGCCTACACAATGGCTCCGGTTCGTGCGCTTCAGAGCTACATCCCAGAGGACAATATCCTCGTGGATGCCAATGAAGTTCTTGTCGAGCTTGAGCGTGATGCAAGCAATGCCATGAGCACTTGCATTGCCAACATGTATCCGGCAGTCGTCGAGGTTGAAGACGCTCGCGGTGTAGAGATCGTCTCTGACGTGTGATTAAACAAACTGGGGATCCTCCTGATTTCGGGGGGATCCCTTTTTCTTAGGAGCAGACATGCAGCAATCAACAATGCGCCTCACCCAACCCAAGCGTGAGAAAGCGCATGTACGAGAAGTACACGGTCTACCAATCCGTCGCGGCGTAAAGCCTGGTAAGCGTTTTGTGTACGTTCATTATCCCAAGTCTTGGGAGTTTGTAGATCTACAGCATGGCTTTCTTCCGGTGCCAAAGAAGGTGGTCGCAGTCCCAGGCTGTAATGGGGTAGGGAAAAACGGTGATCTTACACCAGTAATCGTAGGCGTCACCCAAAAGGGTGGAACATATATCAATCCCACTGACAATCGCCTTGGCGAGTATGAGGGATACGTCCAATACTACGACTGTGAAAACGGCGCGAAGTGGTATTGCGACTTTTGTGCCGAGGCGACCGTTCTACCTGATGGTGAAATTATTTGGGACAGCAAAGAGGGTGAATGGAACAGCTTTAGGGCACAGATTAGAAATTCTGGAATTATTCAGCCTTTGATTCCAGAAATCTATCAAATGCTTTTGGCTAAGCAGGTCACTCGCACCGAAAGGATCGGAGCAAAGCTGAATCGGAATCCGCACCTTCAAGACAAATACGACAATGAAGTCAGCAAGCTTAAGGACATGAAAGCTTGTTGGGCCGATATGCAGAAAGAGAAGCTAAAAGCAGTCAAGGGTAAGCCCAAGGCAAGCCGCAAGCGTTCTGCTGATCCGTTGAGGGATTGATCATGAGTGGCGAACGAGACGGAAGAAGAGATCAGATCAACCGAATGGCCAAACACATGGTCCAAAACGGTGTAGATCCCAAGAAAGCTAAAGCAAAGGCTGTCGAGTGTGCAGTACGTGCAGACAGACGGGCTGATAAGAAGTAGACTTTAATCCCATGCCGGGAATATCCATAGGAGGATGAAATGGCATTCAAAGGTTCAAACCCATTTAAGATCCCACGCCCAGTTCGCTACCCAGATGGTTGGAACGCAGAGACTCTTGCAGGCGACAAGACCCTCACACTCAAGGACGCGCAGATGCAAGCTCTTGATTGTGGCGGAGACAGCCGAAACATCCACCTTCCAAGTGGTTCGATCAAGGGTCACTTCTACCACATTGCCAACAAATCTGATGCAGCAGAAGTGCTTGTGCTTACACAGCCTGACGGCTCTACTCAGGTTTGCCAAGTCAGCCAAAATGACTACGCAATCATTTATGCATCGGACGATGTTGCCGCAGGTGCTGCTTCCGGGTGGTCCTTGTTCTTCATGATCTCTGGTGCCATCAGCTAATCGATAGGAGGCTCCCGTGTCGGATACCTTATACAGTGCCCGTTTTCGGGGGCCTACCCTTATCGAGCACAACAAATCACAGACCGTATCAGTAGCACTTGAACAGGCGGGCTCTGCGCCCACTGTGGCATCGGCAAAGTTTTACCTATACGATGCAGGGGGAAACCTCATCATCGACGGTCAGACGGCCACAGAGAGCGGGGGAACCGTATCTGGGACCGTTGCTGCCGCAGATACCAGCGGAAAGACCCTGGGACCATCCTGGCTCGTTAGATTTGATGTTGTGATTGGTGGCAAGACGTATCGCTTCAACAACGATGCGTGTTTGTGTGTTGCGAGACTCTACCCGCCCATTGGTCAGACAGATTTGGTGAATCGCCATTCAGATGTGGCGAACCTTTTGGCTTCCGGTGTTACCAGTTGCCAGCAGTACATCGACGATGCGTGGAGTGACGTGACGAACCGTATGTACTCTGAGCAAAGTTACTTCTGGCGACTTCGGACTCCGAGTGCATTCAGAAGCGTCATGTTCGCCCGCTCCTTGTCGCTGATTTTCCGAGACTACGCTACGCTGCTAAATGCTGGTGATCGGTACATGCACCTTTCGGATTACTACGAGCAGCAATATGAGCGGGCATATTCCAAGTTGAGAAGTCGGATTGATTCCGATGAAGACAACCAGTTGAGCGATAGGCAACAGTCGGTGCCTGCCGTTACTTATCTTTCCCCGTTAAGCTATAGGCGAAATCGAAGCAGACGGAACTACTAATGACCCCCGACACCGCACTTACTGCCATCATTGCAAGGCTGGAGGCAGCAGGTCTTACCAAAGCGGTGAGCCCTCTTGGTGTCTCCAACTCTTCTGCTCCACAGATGAATAGATCGTTTTCTGTGAAGATGTCCAGCCTTGGTCCGGCCCCGAATCCTGATCGATTCAAGCCAACCGTCGCTGGGTTGCGTGTGTCGAATCGTTTTCAAATCGAACTTGGTCATCGAATCAATCCCAATAGTGGGCAGACTGCGATATCCCAGGCTTTGCAAGACTTGCATAAGGCAATCAAGTATCTGGACGTTAGCGGAACTTCTCTGACGCAAAAGGGCGCCATCTCGGTTGGCCCTTCATCATCTGAATATGGTTCAGGTGGGGCTTATTACATTCAACGCTTCACCCTGGATGTTGTGTACAATTTGTCCATGGTGATCTGATGGGCGAAGTCTCTGCCGAGATAAAACTGCAATCCATTGATCGCTTCATCAAGCGAAAGCACGGTTCTTACCGTCGTCTGACCATTCAAGAGACCAACATATTGCACCAATACGTTTCGGACATGACGTTGGCGATTGAAAGCCAGTGGCCCATACTTACTGGGTATTCGATTGTCCGGTGGACATGGAGGGACGGGTCGAGGCTCGGTGACACTAAGTTTTTTTTGGAAAACAAGGCATGGTATGCAGACTGGGTTCACCCCAAGGGCGTCAAAAGATCGAACTGGATATGGTTGGGCAGAGCGTTGTGGCAGGACTTGATCCCAGAGGTTTTCAACGAGTTTAAGACTGGTCTGATAGCGGATCTGAAGAAAGAGATTGAACGTACTGAAAGATCAAGAGAAGATCGTAGCGAGAATCGTCCAATACCGCTCTTTGGCGGGTCGTTAGCGGGAAATGGTGAGTAGATGTCCAACGCCTTGAAGATAAGTATGAAGATCAGCATTCCAGACATTGAGTCAATAAAGGGATCGGTGAAGCGTCAGTATAGTGAGCTTCTTCACAAGTCTGCTGATGATATGGTCACAGACATTAGGACAATGTGGTCGGGTTGGAAATACAAGCCTTGGCGGGGTCTTGTTCGGCCAGCTGCCTTGTATGATGTTTCACAGGCCGCATGGACTAAGCGTATAGAGGATGGGTCTAGCGACAACAAGGATCTAATCATAATATCGAACCATGCGGTCGATTGGCGGGCAAAGTATTACGCACAGAGAGGAAAGTCTGAATTATCTGCCAAATATGAGAATAGACCTTATGTTAGTCTGGTAACGAGATCTGGCGAGTCGAAGCCTGAATACATGAAGGTAGTGGACATGCTAAAGTCTGAAAACATTCCGGAGCTGAAGCGCAAATTCGCAGAGTCTTTCGCTGATGCCTTCCAGAACACCCCCAAGGTCAATAGAACACCCAAGCCTTCTACACCCAGCACCATTACCATTATCGAATAGGAGTCCGAAATGGCTGAATCAACCGTAGTCAAAGTCCGTAGAGACGGAACAATAACCCTTAAAGACGGTGGTTCAAACACCTACGTCGTAGC